AGGTAAAGGACGTATTGGTAATGCACCTGGTTCTAACATTTTCTGAGCAAAAGCTGCTAAGTCAGCACCAGTTTTATCGTTGGCTATTTCTTGTAATGCTGCATATACATCACGTGTACCACTTGTTAAAGATTCATGTAATATAGCTGAGTTCCGACCTCTAGACATTATAACTGATTGAATTGCTTTTTCTACACTTCTACCTTGCATACCTCTAGCTTTTAATGCATCTGATTTTAGCATCGCATCGATAACTAAATCTTGATCTTCAAAAGCTTTTTCAGTACGTAGTTCAGCTAATCTAGTTCTTTCGTTATCTACAGCTAAACCAGCTGCTTGGTGGTTAAGTGATAATTGATCTCTATATAATTCTTCAGACTTTTGATACTGTGCATTCATCCCAGATTGTTCAGAATTACGAATCATTAAATCGTAATTCCACTTCTGTAGATTATTTGCATCTTGGAAATCAGCATTTCTCCGATCATTTTGTCGAGTGATTTCCCTAGTTTCAATCTGATACGCATGGTTAGCACGAAGCTTGTCTTTATCCATCGACCAAGCTTCGAGATTATATGCATCAGATCTATCCACCGCTTCATTCTGTGCTTTCGTAGCCTTTTCTGAAGCTTTTTTATTCATGTAGCCGCTGACAAGTTGAGATCCAACTGCTGCAGCGACTGCCCACCATGCCATGATTATGCCCTCCTATAGAAACGTGGTGTGTAATTACCTTCCCACATCATAGAGTTTAAAGCTACAGGGAATGGTGAGTCATTAAAAACTCTAAGTTGAAAATTCTGAGATTTTTGATGTATAGGTATACTGAATACAGACTGTTCTGCTAATGCAATATCATTAGCTAAATAAGTATCAGCAATTTGAGTTGGGTTTAAATTATACCACTCATCTAGATAAATTAAAACTTTGTCACCATTTGCTGGTGCAGTTCCCATTCTAATTTCTTCATCACTTAAGAAAGTAAATGCTGATGTTTGTTGTAAAACATTATTTATCTTTACTTTAATTTGATCTCTATCAATATAATCTATATCATCTTTAATCCATTTGAAATCTGTTACACTTCCATCACCTGTAAATTCTTTCTTACCTTGTCTAACACCTGTAGACTTAAGTTTAAAGGCCATAACACCTGATAGTCCTACAGCAAACTTCATCCTTGCTACTGTTAAAGAAGCAGAGAAATCTGTTTTACTATTCTTCTCATCTAAATAATAATAAGTCTTAGGTAAGGTAACATCTAAATCATATTTCCAACCAGTATAAACATCACTTGCTACGCTAGTGAGATCTTTCTTAGGAACGATGAAATAAGTACCAGCACCATCTGAACCTGTGTTTGGTGAGATAGTAAAACCAGATTCAATATACTGACCTGTGGCTGTACTACCAGAGATAAGTAGAACTGGTGTAAGTGTAGTAACATTTTCGTAACGTATGTAACATTTTGTACCATCAAGTACTGATGCGGTAGCGGTTGCATTTGCACCACCTCCACCACTGAAAGTAACAACGGCACCATTAGTATAACCACTGCCTCCTGCAGTCAATGTGAGAGCTGTGACAGCACCTCCTGAGACTGTAGCAGTTGCAGTGGCTCCACTTCCTGGTGTACCAGCTCCAGGGCCAGTACCAGATCCAGCAATAGCTACGGTAGGTGCGGATGTATACCCACTTCCCCCGGCTGTTACTGCAAGAGTTTCTACTCCTTTATATAATACACTACTAGCTGTAGCATATAGATCCATACAAGGATTAACTTTGTTACCTTGGTTACTAACTATGATAGCATCATCAGGACTTTGACTTAGGTTAGACCTACTTAAAGTGACTTGATTACCTTGCTTAGTAACTGCAAACATCTCATCTGAATCTACAGCGAGCGTCTGTATAGTACCACAAAGTTGCCATCTAAACCATGCTTGAACAAGTAATGCTTTACCATCATTATATGTACGGTAGAAATATGCCGTATCTGAAGATTGGCTAGATAAAACGATGAATTGATTCTGAGGACTGCCAGTTAACGTATCAACTGTAGCAGGTACCCACTCATTAACAACTCGTCCTACATCTAAAACCTGAGGGTTCTCTTCCTGACCACGTGTGACCATTCCGAAGATTCTTGTATAGCTTGGTGTTTTACTTATAAAATTAATATTCGTACCCATATCAATAGGGTCTACATCTGTTGCCATTTCGAAGTTCGATATAGCTTTGATAACAGTTCCTGTTGGTGTCAAAATTCCGTCAGCAGATGCCATGAGAAATTGTTGATTCGAACTAAAGAGTACTAAACCCTGTGTAGTTGGAAGAACGCCATGTAATACTGCAGGTCGAATTGTTGCACAACTTAGGTCAACTGGGTCAGCATCTGTTTGAACTTGAGCAGACTTATGATAAAAGTTGTAGAATTCCCCTGATCGACTCATTGATACATTATCTACTGATAAGAATCCTAGTCTATTGTTATGGAAAAAAGATTGTTGTATTGATTGCCCAACAAAACTTGGGTGTTCATTAGTTGTATCGTCACCTACTAAACGTGAAGTCCAGCTAATTTGACGAAAAGTAAAGTTATTAGTAGAAGTATTTATTAATTCATGCGGCATTGTTGATTGATCTAAGCCGGTTGATTGACTAGGATCGATTGTTTCTTCCCAAAAACCTATACCTGCTGTACTATTATCAGCAACAAATTTTGCAAAATAAGTATCAGAAGCAGATGAAGTATTAATAATTTTTACTACATGATTATGAAAAGATTGAGCAGGTAATTGTGATACATTATCTACTTGATCTTGGAAGACAGTTAATTTATTATTTGCGGCACCACCCTTTGCTTCGATAGTAAAAGCAGTCCGAGTTCCAGATACAACTCTATCTAATTGCAGTGTAGATTGATACGGAGCTACTGTTAATCCAGAGATACTGAGAGCATCAATTGCTGTTTTTATATCAGTAATTACATCCGTGTATGTATCATCACTTGCAGCAGTAACTGTTGCAGTACTACTGTTTATCGTTATAGTAAATGTTGATCCTGCAGCGACATCAGCTAATATTAATGTAGCTTTAGATTTCTCCACAAAAGTAGGATCAGCAATCTTAGCTGTGGTTATTAAATTGTTAGTTATTATCGACGTATCTTGTACAGTCAGGATGTCGTAATTAGTACGAGCTCCTGTTAAGTAGTTCACAGCATTCACAGCTGTAGATGTATCTAGTGTTACAGTGCAAGCAACTCCTGTTGCAGCGTTCCATATATCTATATCACCAAAACCACTATTAGGTTTAGGCGTTATACATCCTACATATTTTTCATCATCATCCCTGTGGATGTAGAACCATTTTGCATTATCATATGTAGTACCAGTACCTAGATTAGCAATCCATTTCAAGCCTGGTCTTTTAGTTAATCCGAAGGTGGGATCTGGATAAGCATTAAGACACTCTCGGACTTGACCTGGGAGCTTCTTATCATCTGATTGTCTAGATACTCCACCAAGATAATTGTCAATTCGTTGAGTTACAGCAGGCATTATCTTCTAAGTGCTTGGTAAGGTTTATAACTTGTGTAGTTATTTGGTTTATGTTCGGGTGTTCCAAAGAAGGTATAGTCACCTTGATTGCATTCATATTCCAAAGCTACTGCACGTAAGTAAGCTTCATTCTGTTGAAGCATTTGGTATTGATTAGGGTCACCAACTACCCTACTGGAAACCATTACGGCTGCTTTAGCAGTAATGTAATCTTGCATTGGACCAGGTAAATCAACCCAATCAAAGAACCAAACTACATCACACTCTACAGCACCGTTTGTCCATTTATAAGTATGATTATATTTATCATATAATTTACCAGATCTTTTTACAACATCTTTATCTATATTAGCACTGTTAGTTGTGAGATCTAGTTGTAATATATTGTTTGCTATCTCTATCTCGTCGTCAGTATTAGGTGTGAATTCATAATGATCTTCTCTATTAAAAGACCAACCTTCACTCTGTACTTCTCTGGACACCTGTAACAATGTATCGTAAGCAATCGCAACGTCTGGGTTGGTTTGGTCGAGAGTGGTTACAGGCGCTTGACCCACTGACGCCAGTATTTGGTTTATAGCAGGTAGCTCCTGTGTAGCGTTAGTGGTAGGAAAAGCCATGGGTATAAATATTTGTGAATAAAAAAAAGGGAGTTCGTGAGAACCCCCCTTAATGGAGACTATAAAGTCTATGCGTAAGCAGCAGGTTTTGTAGCTGTTCCTGCGAACAGTTCGACAGCAGCAGCTGGGTTGAGTGAATCAGCACCCATAGCCAAGCGTCCTAGGATAACGTCGCC